GATGAATATGATTCTTTTTTAAAAGATATGGGAATATATAAAGACGCACCTGGAGCCCCTTATACTGGCTCACAATGGCTTGATGATTTATTGAGAAATAAATGGGAAGAATATGGAAGTCCATATGTAAATATATTAAAAAAAGGTGAAAGTGTCTATACTGACCCTCACTCACATGAAGAATTTCCAAATAGGGCCGCTTATCAAAAGGATAGGAGTGGTGCATATATGGGAAAACAAGGAGAAATTCCCCAGCCAATAAACCCTGATACTCTTAAAATTTTTGAACATAATTTGCTGCATCATTTTTTAGCAGAAATGGGACATGCTATGCAATATGGTAAAATGGGAAAAAGTTTTAGGGATAGTTTGAATACAATGGCATATGAACAACGAAAGAAATTTGGCGAAATTGCTTATGGAGTTGCAGGTGGGGATGATGAAGAATTTCTTAGAGTTCCTATGACAAAAGAACTATTTGAAAAATATACCAAAAAATATCCTGGTTCCATAGAAGCCTTTAATGTTGATGCCTCAAAATATTATTCAGGAGCAGAAGAAGATGTTTTTTTATTAGAATATGACCCTGAAAAAATGATTGGTGAATTTAGGCCTTCAATGGAATGGGAAGCTCATCAATTGTATGAACCTATGTTGTATAAATTAATTGAAGAAAAATACAGGAAATCACAAGAAAAAAATAATACTTCTCTTGGATACCCTAGAAAAGTGCTATATTAATGGATTTTAAAGAAGTTAAAGGAAAAAAGCATTTTTTATATGATTCAGTTGCTGAGTTTAGGGTGCACCACCCTGATGAGCCGCTGATTCAAGACTGGCGTTCAGGCAAAACCAATGATTGGGTGTTGACGGACGATGATAACGTGGTACAAATCCTTAAAATGTATGACATCAAGATTCAGGGGTCCAAAAGAATTACACAATGCATTAGGTGCGTGCTTGGTACATATCGTATTGACAATATGAATGCCAAGTTATTAGGTAGTGAAGGTATTGCACAAAACATTTACACGTTTTCACGCACATATAAAGCATTCAATGAATATCGCAAGGCAGGTCTCAAGCCAAAAGAGTTTGTATTTGCCAGATATGTTGCTGAGGGTATGGAAATTACACAGGCATACAAGAAAGTGTTCAAGAAATCAAAGAGTAGTGAGCATATTGCCAACTCAGCTAAACAATTAATGAAGAAAGATGAGGTTAAAAAGATGGTCAAAGAAGAAATAAAGAAAGTTTTGCAGGATGAAGGCATCACGCCTGACTGGATATTGTCCAGATACAAAGATATTGCAGAGCTGGCGGAAAAAGACGCAGACAAATTGCGGTCATTGGAGTCGCTATCAAAGATTGCAGGTCTGTTTAACACCGATACAAAGCAAGAACAGCTGACAGTATGGGCTGGTTTTAGTGAAGAACAGATGGAGGCACTCAAGAGTGGAGAAAAAACAGAGCTCATTGCACACAAAGAAGAGTAAAGTCATGCAAGAACAGGATTTGTGCCCTGTATGCGACTTTAATTTGTATTTTAACTCTAAATATACGCAAAGAATCGGTGTTTTGAACGGAACCAAGGACGTTATTGGCTGGATATGCCCAGAATGTGCTAGTGAGTTTGATAAAAACAATAATATTTTGTATATTTATGGCGAGGATTCAATACAAGGAGACGCATAAACATGCACATTAGGGGACATCTAACACCATTTTCGCAATCGCTTGCTAATCAAGGCATGCAACAGACAAATCAAAACATGAATCAAGCACCTTTGCAGAATTATACAAATTTTCTTGGTGGTAGCATGAATTTGGGTATGCGACCCTATCAATCTTCAGGCAATATAATCCCTAATAATAATATCATGGACTATATGACAGACCCAGAGCCTACTCCAGATTATATTGAAGAACCAGATTTCAATCCAGCACCAATACCTGTTCCACCAGGACCAGGACCAGCACCAGCACCTGTATTTCCAGATTTTAACAATCCAGTGTTTGGAAATTTTAGTGATATTATTCCTGGTAGCATGAATTTTCCAAGTCCAATTGTAAATAATCCTTTAGATTATAATCAAGATGGTAATATTGATGGACTTGATATAGTGGCTGGAATATCTCAAGGTGCTGATATTAGTGGGATATATGATATTATTGGTGTCGAGCCACAATTGCCTGACTTTAATCAACCTATATTTTCAGGATTAAACAATATAATTCCTGGAGAACTTAATTTAGGTTTGCAACCATACAATCCAGAAGTTGATTCTTTTATTAATGAAGATGAGGTATCACAAATGCAAGATACTGTTTCAGAACTTCTTGGAATAACTGGACCATCAGAATTTACAGGTGGTGGAGGTCAAGGCGGTCAGGCTGCAAGACGATTATATTTTCCTGGGACATCAGGTGGCTTTGCATCAGTTGGTACAGGCATTGGCGGAGGCGGAACAACATTAGATGATTTACTTAGGAGAATGAGATAATGCCAAGGTTTGGAAAGACATCAAAACGTAGATTAGCAACATGTCATGAAGACTTGCAAGAAATATTAAATGAAGTCATTAAATACTTTGATTGCTCAGTATTGTGTGGACATCGAGGCGAAGCAGACCAAAACAAAGCATATGAGTCTGGACATTCAAAAGTTAAATGGCCAAATGGCCGCCATAACAAAAAACCATCCATTGCGGTAGATGTTGCACCTTACCCTATTGACTGGAAAGACAGAGAACGTATGACATACTTTGCAGGCATGGTTATGGGCATTGCCAAAGCAAAAGGTATTGGACTCAGATGGGGTGGTGATTGGGACCAAGATACAGAAGTCAAGGATAATGGCTTTGATGACTTGCCGCATTTTGAACTTACAAATATATAGGAAGCATTATGGCGAAAGCAACAATAAAAAGTCTTTTAGAGCAATTAGCAGATTTTAGTCCTCAGGATTATCAGGAAAACCCTGTTTATGACCCAAGTATTGTTCAATATATAACAAATCATCCTAATTATGTCCCCAATATTATGGGCAGAACATATGATTTAGATAAACGAATCCAAGAAGCTAATATACCTAAAGACCTTGAAGTAGAGTTAAAAACAGAAGGACTTGCTCCTTTACTTCTTTCATCTTTAGACGCACCTTTATTTCAAGAAAGAAATCGCTACAAGTTTCCTCCATTAATGTCAGGAGAATATCCTTCTAAAGGTATAGGCGATGCTCAATATCAAGCTATAGACGATGAAACAAATATTTTTGATATATTGCAACAAAGAGATATTCTTCATTATCTAATAAATGCAATGGATGAATCTCAAAATATATTTGGAATTGGAAGAACAAGAGAAGGAGCTATGGGAGAAGACCCAAATATTATGGATAAATTTCTTAGGGAAACATCAATAATGTCTCAAATGATTAATGCAGCAATAAACCCAAATAAAGAACAAGTAGATAGACTAAAAAAGAATAGAGAGGAAAATTATATTAAAGCTCATAAAGAGTTTCCTCATGAGTTTCCTTTAGACTAATATGGCAAATCTTAACCTTAATGGTAATATATCTAAAAACGAAGAAGCTTTACATCTAGCTCATAAAAACCTAATAACATTCGGCAAACTTTTTTCACCACAAGATTTTCTTGCGTCTGCTACACCAGACTTTCATATTGATGTAGGAAAACTATTATTAGATAAAGATAAACAACAATTAGCATTGGTATTGCCACGTGACCATGCAAAATCTACATTGGCTGCATGTGCAGTGTTGCATCGGTTTTTATTTGCAAGTAAAGATAAGCCAGAGTTTATTGCATGGGTTGGTGAAGCACAAGACCAGGCCAGAGATAATTTAAACTGGATTGCAAACCATATATATTCTAATCCTGCTATACATTACTACTTTGGTGATTTACAGGGAGATAAGTGGACCAAAGATGAATTTACTTTGAGTAATGGCTGCAGGATGATTGGCAAGGGTACATCACAAAGATTACGTGGTAAAAAACAATTATCATCAAGATATACAGGTATAATACTTGATGACTTTGAATCAGAGTTAAATACCAAAACACCTGATTCACGTAGGCAAATTAAAGAATGGGTTACTGCAGCAGTATATCCAGCAATTGATTTTGATAAAAATGGTTTTTTGTGGTGCAATGGCACAATTGTGCACTATGATGCATTCTTGAATGTGCTGGTAAGAAATAAACAAGAAGCAGAAAAAACAGGCGAAGAATATACTTGGGATGTGTATACACGAAAAGCTATTGAAGATGGTAAACCTATATGGCCTTCAAGATGGCCAATGAAAAAACTAGAAGAACGTAAACAGTTTTATATTGACTCAGGTACACCAGCAAAGTTCTATCAAGAGTATATGAACCAGGCCAAATCACCTGAAGACCAAATATTTAGTGAAGACGATATAAACGATGGACTGTATCAAGGCAATGCACGTTTTGATGAATCAGCAGACTCTTGGTATATACAGTTTGCAAATGGAGATAGAAAGTATGTTAATATTTACATTGGAGTGGACCCAGCTTCTACAATCACTAAGCGTAGCGATTATTCTGTTATTATGGTTCTTGGGGTTACATCTGATTATGATTATTACGTTATTGAATATTGGCGTAAAAGAGTTCTGCCCATGGAGTGTGCTGATGAAATATTTAAGATTGCGAAACAATACACGCCCATAAGACGTATTAATATTGAAACGATTGCATA